GCGATCTTCTATGCAGTTCGGTGATGGCGGTCTTACTTTTGACAATGCCGAGCTTCTTCGAATTTTCGGTCATTATCAGTGCAACAGGCTTTACGCAATCAAGGGAATAGTATGCATTGGCAATGGCAACAGCTTGCTCATAATTTTCATTGCTCATGGTTATATCATCAATGAACATCACTTTATCAGCATTGGCTCTCAGAGCCTCTCGTATATCTGTAACGTCACCAAGATAGACATCTTCAACGGGGGCGTTAAGCAATTGGGCGAATTTCTGGGCTGTGTGGGTCTTACCACAGCCACTTGGTCCAGACACAACAATGATTGGTCTCTTGGTCTTGAGCACCTTGGTGGAAGGATTAATTCCTCCTTGGACCTGCACTTGTTCCATAGCTTCATAATGCTGGGCCTCACGATCATGCTTCACATGGACGGTCTCTGAAAAACCCATGTCGTAGAGCGTGCAACCAGTCAAGTGATGAATAGACGTTCTTGCTAAAGTGAGCCGCAACATTTGCAACAGAATAGTTGTCTCCCATTTCGTTAGAGTTAAAGATTTTATATTGCTCTGCAACAAATTCGTCGATTCTGGTTGATGGAAACCATGTGGGTCCTGTCTTTAGCTGTTTCTTCACGGTCTCAGACTTGGTTCCTGGAGCGGCATTGTGAAGTACGGCATTGATGTAGCACCTGTTCATTCCTTCACTTGGAGTAAACACAGCCTTGTAATTGGTACACTCCACTTTAGTCTCTTTGATTATAAAGTCCTCGCTGGAGTCTGAGCCGGCAACAGATGGAGTCTTGCGCTCAATAACTTTGCCGAGGAGGTAGGGAATGCTAGCCCTGGTTCTGTCCTCCACTTCGTTCTCGGGAATTTCGTTCTGGAAATATTCCTTGCGCCGCAAGGAATCCTTGAACTCATTATCATTGATCGTTTTCATCGCACACAAGTATTCAAAGATTCGGTCTTCAGTTGTTCCGCCAATCTTATTTGGGGCATCTTCA